CGTTTACGTTTTGGATACTGACTACCTAGAAATCGCTGTTGCTCAACCTACACAGTACGTAGAGAACAGAGATTACTTCGCAGCAAATGCACTAGTTGTTAGAGGATTACTCTACACTATGGCTGAGATGCGATGTAACAACATTTTTGTACAATCAAAAATAGCTGACCTAAACTCATAAAGTTTAGTGATGATACTTGTGGGGGGACTTCGGTCCCCCTGCTAATTTATAAACAACATTTTGTGAGGACTGATAAGTGCCGGACAAGGACACACAAGTGAATTTAGCAGTTTATATGGAACGATTAGATTCTTATATTTCAAGTCAGAACGCCCTCAATGAAAACCTATCTAAAAACTTAGAAAAGGTTGAAACTAAAGTCGATGATATATCTCAATGGCGTAGCAAAATGTACGGAATGAAAAGTATTCTACTGGCTATTGGAGTACTGATAGTACACACTTCCGCTGTTATGGGTAGCTTTGTAGCTATCATAAATATTAATAAATAGGAGAATTTATAAATGGCTAATGAAAGACATACGGATTACAGAGAGTGGGACATAGATAGTTCTACTAGACAGTCGGTACATCCCGTTAATAGATATGTAGCAATCTCAAATGCTGCCAGTACCACGGCTGAAGATGTGTATACTATAGTCGCAAATGGTGGTGAAAAGGCTGTAAACTTAGTAACTAACCCCGGAATAGAAGGTTCAACTGTATCAATGTATACAGCAACCGGTTCTGCAATCGCAAGAGATACTGGGCAAGCTTCAGAAGGGTCAGCATCACTTTTAGTAAACCCAGCTAACTCAGCTGTTGGTGAGGGGTTTTATTGGGAATCCCCTAAAATTGCAAGGAGTGTAAACCCGCAATATATTACAGTTCAATGTGAACACAGAGGTGCTTCTGCTTCTGGAACAGTAGAAATCAATATTACAGATTCATCTGGTACAGAGTTGGCTTCTTCAGGAAGCTCTAGCTTGGCTACCAGTTGGACTAGAATGACTACTCAATATACAATACCAGCTAACACAGACCCAGCTTCATACAGATTATATGTAGTTACACAAGCTCAACACAACATAAACTTCTATATAGATAAGATTATGTTTGAGGTTAGAGAAGATACTACAGCAGTTTCTACTTATGTTGATGGTAACCAGACAAGTGCTGAAGGGAATCTTTACGAATGGACAGGTACTACGAATTTATCTACATCAATAAAGAAACCTGCAATGTCTGTAATCAGAGGTGTTCAATTCACAAACAGGTCTGGTACAGCCGCAGACATTATTTATTTAGCTTTTGACAAAACAGCAACCTCTGCTAATGGTATTCCTATTTATGGTGGAGACACCTTCAATTGTGAATTACCTTTAGACTTTAGGGGAAAAATATCAATGATAGCCGCCCAGAATACTCCTACACTTACAGGAGTTATTTGGGGCATAGCAGACTAATATAATGACAACTGAATCAATACAATATGTAGCTACTGATATGGGAACTATTCCTAGCCCTGCTAACTGGGATAATGCAGAAAATTTAGTTCATAACTTACTAGATTCTGGAAAAGACTCTGTAGTATTTTTGGAAAAAGCAGTTAATGGAAAAGTTTCTATAAAAGATATTTCAGATGCTTTAGATGAATACAAAAGGTTACATAAGGCTGGAATAGCATCACCTGCTGAAATGCTTACATTGTCAAGAGCTTACCCTGATAATGTTACTTATTCTAAAGAATTACAAAAAATGAATGTTTCAGATGATGACCACTTAGTAATAGGGGGACCAGCATCAATTGAAATGGTTGATAGAGAAGGACATCTTATCACAACAAATGCCTTGGATAAGGCTTTTGATAAATACATGTCAAACTTTAGAACTAGAAATGCTATGGTATTACACTCTGACGTTCAAGTAGGGTGGGCATTACCAGCTTACATAAGCAAGAGTGGTCAGATATTCAAATCTGGCGTAAATGGTGATGGGTTATTTTTCATTACTGAACTTAGAAATGACACTAAGATATCTAAAAAAGTAGCAGAACAAATTGGTAGTGGAAAACTAAAGAGTTATAGTATTGCTGGAAGTGCTTTGAAGACACAGAACATACAAAAAGGATTACAAGATGTAATGCAAGTAGATGAATTAGAACTTGCAGAAGTTACAGTATGTGAAAAAGGTGTTAATCAAGCAGCTTCTTTTGATATTATAAAGTCAGATGAAGCTTCAACTTCTACCTGTATAGATGGAAGTTGCTTAGTAAAAGAAGACCAAGACGATGAAGAACCTGACCAGCAAAAATTAGAAAAAGAAGATGTAAATTATCAAGAAGCCACAGAGGGACAGTTAGATGCTGGATTCAATTGTGGCACATGTGATTATTTTAATAAAGGAGAACAAAGCTGTTCAATTGTATTAGGTAAAATTGAATCAGAATACTGGTGTTCTAAACACAGTGACAATACACACAATGGAAATGGATTTCAAAAGGGGGTGGAACTAATAATGAATAACAACAACGAAATAGATTTTATGAAATCTTTTATGAATTTTGTACAGAAAGAGGATATTGATGATAAACAATTCCCAACTTTGTATAATACTCAGGCAAGGCAAGATGAACACCATAGACTATTAGATAGATATGGGTTCCCAGCTGAACTAGAACCTGAGAACGCAAGATATACACCTGTTATAGAAAATGACCCCTCCCCTTTCGGTCATAAATATGTTCCATGGGCTGTGAATGAAGCTGGACAAAACTTAGGAGTTAGGCATTATGATGAAGCTTTGACTAAACCTCAACTAGGAAAATACACAAAACGAGGTGTTATTGAAGGTGGTAATTCGACAGAAACACCTGTATCCCAACTAAATACTACAGAAGGGTTTAACAATTTGCTTTCTTTTATTGCGGGACAGAGAATGAAAACTTCGGGTTCACAAAACTCAGGGGACATTCAAATATCTTTAACAAAATCAGTAGATGACTTATTCAATTGGATGGCACAACACGGGAAACATATGTACAAATCAAATTGTCCATGTGAAATCTGTTTTCACAAATCATCTGATTATAAGGGAACAATAGAAAAGGTTGCTGATTTTTTAGACTAGAGGCTGTAGATAGCCCGTTTGCGGTTGCTACGGCTCAAGCTAAGAAGATGGGATATAAGAATTTCGATGAAGATAGTCCCGGACAGAAGAAGAGAGATGAGATAGCCGAAGCTATCAAAAGAAAATAACTTTATTCTAGTATAATAAATAGATAGGAAATCTATCTTAGTATTTAAGGAGGAAACTAAATATGGCATTAACAATAACAACACCGGGAGCTGCTAGCGAAGGGGCTGCTATTGCTGGAGGAACACCTAGTAAGTTCACCATCAAAAGAATACAATTTGATGATTCTTACCCAACAGGTGGGGAATCTCTAACAGCAGGGGACCTTGGCTTTACTGCAATACATGCAGTTATGATTGATACTGAGACTTCAGGATACGTAGCTCAATACGACTACAGCAACGAAAAAGTTGAAGTATACGAAGCTGGAGCTGATGGTGCTGCACTAGACGAAGTAGGTAACACTACTGACTTATCTGCAGTGTACATTAGAGTTGTAGCATACGGAACAGCGTAACAAAGATTTAACACAATTTCTTTTACTTTGTTTGTATAATAGTTAGGGCAACAAATAGTTGCTAAAACAAATTATAGGCGAGGTAAAATTAAATTGACACGATTCAAGTTATTTGATTGGTTTCATACAGTAGATGATATGTTAAATGATTCAGAGATGAATCAAGCTTTAGATGATTACAAGAGAGCAGAACATATACAAGAAACATTTCATACAAGGAATCGTAAGATATAGGAGAGGAAGCTTATGTTTGGAAAACTTAGACCACAAATATTTTTAGCAATTATAGTGCTAGGGGTACTTTCATCTATTGGTGTTATATATGAATATAACGAAATAGCCACAGGATGTGTTGGTGGTATTATAGCTCTTGGAATGAAAGTGTTGGAGAGTGAATAATGGTAGACATTGAAAACTGTACTTGTATTGAATCAGGAGATTGCACTTGCGAACCTCTTGAATGTTTTTGCGAGTGTGAGTGCGAGGGGTGTTTAATAGAATTAGAACTAGAAGGATGCCCTTGTGGCGGACACTGCGGGTGCGGTGTGTAAGGAGGACTTATGAACCCAATGAAAATAATAAGCTTAGGCTTAACATTCTACAATCTAAATAAAGGTTTAGCTGATGATGGTAAAAAGATTGTGGATGAAGGAATGGATATTATACAAGCAATTAGTATTGCCCTGAAAGACGGGAAGATAACTAATTCAGAGAAACATGCCATAACAAAAGAGATAAAAGAGTTCTCTAAAGTTTCTATCAAAGCTATAGAGAAAATAACAATTCCAGAATCAGACTAAATAAATCTATGACAAATTATTGGAGGTGGACAGCCCTTATTGTATATGTGGTTATCTGCCTCTTTGATTTTGTAATAGTTCCTGCATACATAGGATTAACTAGACCAAACCCAGCTGACTATATAGAAAAGCTTTCTGAAATAGACGACACGATGGTACGGCTAGAGTACCTAAAGATAGCGTCTCAAGGTGTCAATCGACACGAACCCTTCACTCTAACTAATGGAGGTATATTTCATATAAGTTTCGGAGCTTTACTAACAGGCTCAGTGTTTGGAATGAAATCGGAGAATAAAAAATAATGAGTATAATAAAACAATGGTTCCCAATACCTTTAATATTGTTTGGAGGTATCATGGCAGACTTATCCCGTCATGGCTTAGGGGAAGATATAATGACAGTTCAGATAGTATCATGGACATCAGTAGCAGTTGGTGTTGTAGGACTAGCTAGAATTGCGTGGCTTAGAGTAAAAAAGTAACAGAGGAATAGAATGGGAGTATCAGATATAAAGTTACCTATAGGAATTATAGGAGTGATAATAGCTCAAGCATTTGGAATCATTTGGTATGTAGCTCAACTGGATAGCTCGGTGGAAAAGA